TTCTATTAATAAGGTAAGTATTTCTGATGTTGCTTCAGATATAACTCCTACTGCATTAAATGCTGCTATAACAAGAACTGCTACATCTACTATTAATGTTGCTAGTAATGCTGCCTTCACTACATTTGAAAATGTAGGAGTTGGTGCTACTAATCCTGGTTATATGAGGATTGGTGATGAAATTATTAAATATACTGGAACTTCTGGTAGTACTCAATTAACTGGAATTACTAGAGCAGTTGGTACTAGCGTTGCAGCAGCACATTCCAAGTCAGATTTAGTAGAAAAATATGAATTGGATGGGGTTTCGTTATTAAGGATTAATAATGGTATTGCAGGTTTTGTTCATGACTTGGGAGATGTATCAAGTACAATTACAGATCCAATAGGTCTTGATTATTATCATATCAAAGTTCCGATGGATAATGGACATACATCTGGACATGCTGAAATGATTGATAGAAGCACAAGTCAAAATGTTTTTGTTCCTCTTTACTTTAATGAATTATCTACTGCTGGTGGTGTAAAAGCTAAAGGAACTTATAATATTCCTTTCTCTCTTATCATTCCTAAGGTAGAAACCATTGTTCCAACAGGTTGTGCTATTCAAAATAGAATAAGGACAATTAGTGGAGCTACTGCTGGTGGTAGTGAACTGACTTACCTAGATCAAGGATATGAGGATGTATCACTTTATCAGAAGAATTACTTTGATTCTCAAAGAATGGTTGCTTCTCAACAGAATGAAGATGCATATTGTAGTGATCTTCCTGGGAAGAAATCATTGACTTTACTTATGGCTTTGACTGCTAGAGATCCTAGATTATCTCCTATGGTTAATTTGGATCATGTTGGAATGACTTTTGTCAACAATAGAATTAATAATCCTATTGCTAATTTTGCTACAGATATGAGAGTTAATAGGATTGATAGTGATCCTTCCAGATTCTTCTATGTTACTAAGAATATAGTTTTGGAGAATCCAGCTACTTCCTTAGAAGTCCTTTTAGATGGTTATGTTGCTAATCCTTGTGATATAAGAGTATTCTATGCTCTAAATCAAGATACTATTGCTAAGGAAACTATTTTCATTCCATTCCCTGGATATAATAATTTGGATATTGCTGGTAATATAATTACTCCTACTGATAGTGATGGTCTTCCTAATACTAAAGTACCTAAGGTAGATGTTTATACATCTGATCCTGGATTGGAACTTTATAAGGAGTATAAATTCAGTCAAGATGAACTTCCACCATTTAGTTCTTATAGAATTAAGATCATTGGAACTTCTACTGATGGAGCAGTTGTACCACAAATTCAAAGGCTTCGTTGTTTAGCTCTTGCTTGATATGTCATTAATTCCAGTTGAAGATAAACCTGGTTTTTATAGAGATAGTAATACAAATGCTATTGTAAATAAAAACAATAATGATTATGAAATTTATATGAAAACAAAAACCAAAATGCTTTCTAAAGAAGAAAGGATTAATCATCTTGAAGATAAAGTTGATAATTTAAGTAGTGATATTGGTGATATCAAATCTATGCTTCAATCACTTATAAACAAGTAACATGGCAAATAACACTATTACGTTTGATCCGCAATCTGGAGTTGCTTACGGTGTTAATTTGACCATTAACACAGGTGCAGATTTTAAATCTACTTTTTCTGTATTAAAGCCTGATAAGTCTGCTTATAATTTTACAGGGTACTCTGGATCATGTCAGATGACAAAATCCGTTGCTATTGGCGCCACACTCGGAGTAGGAGCAACTTTTAGTGTAGGATTTACTAGTGCTGCTGGTGGAGAATTTTCTATATCCTTGGGATCTACTGCAACTAGATCTTTAAAACAAGGTAGACATGTCTATGACATTTTAGTTAGTTCGGGATCTACAATCTATAGAATAGTTTCTGGAGATATATTGGTCCAGGGAGGAATATCCTCTGCTCCCACATCATCCTAAATAATCTAGAGGTACTGTATAAATGTCGCAACCTTCTTCCAGACAAGAATTAATTGATTATTCCCTAAGGCAATTGGGTGCTCCTGTTCTGGAGATTAATGTCGCAGATGAGCAACTTCAGGACTTGATGGACGATGCTATCCAATTTTATCAGGAAAGACATTATGATGGTATTACTCAAAATTTTCTTAAGTATAAAGTAAGACAGTCAGATATAGATAGAGGAAAGGCAAAGCCTGATAAAGGTGGAACTGAAAGTATAGGAATGACCACAACTACTGCTACAGCACCTGCTAGTAGTGGTATTACAACGGATGGTACTGCACTTACTTTTGATTATAGTCAAAATAGTAATTATCTTCAAATTCCTCCCAATGTGATTGGGGTCAGGAAGATTATGAGATTTGATAGTTCTAGATCAATGAGCATGAATAACATGTTCAGTTTTAAATATCAGTTAGTTCTTAACGATCTTTATTATTGGGGAAGAACTGAATTGTTGGGATATACTATGGCTATGAGTTATTTGGAAACTATGAATTTCCTTTTAAATACTCATAAACAAATTAGATTTAATATTAGACAAGATAGATTATATTTGGATATAGATTGGAATGAAATATCTGTAAATGATTATTTAATTATAGAATGTTATACTGCTATAGATCCTGATGACTTTACTCGAGTTTATAATGATAGATTTTTGAAGATGTATCTTACTGCTTTGATTAAGAAACAGTGGGGTGCAAATTTAATCAAATTCCAAGGGGTAAAACTTCCTGGTGGTATTGAACTTAATGGAAGACAAATCTATGATGATGGACAAAGGGAAATTGATGACATTCGAGAGCAGATGCTCAGTACTTATGAGATTCCTGTATTAGATATGATAGGTTGAGGATTAAATTATGTCACTCAATCCATACTTTCTCCAAGGTTCTAAAAGCGAACAAAGTTTAGTTCAAAGTCTTATCAATGAACAACTGAAGATTTATGGCGTTGAGGTTTATTATATTCCTAGAAGATATATTAGTCAAAATACTGTTATTAGGGAAGTAGTTGAATCTCAATTTGATAGTGCTTATCCATTAGAAGCATATGTGGATAGTTATGAAGGATATGGTGGACAAGGAACTCTTCTTTCAAAATTTGGTATTCAGAATGTTGACGA